TAACAAAGCCACCTGTGAGGGTGCTTACGGGAGCTTCACCAATACCCGCCAATACCTCGTTGACCGCATCCAGTTTGGAGGTCAGAGACATGGGGGAATACTCGAAAAAAAGGGGGCCATCCGGTGTGGACAGCCCCCTGGGGGTTAAGCGAACTTGCTGATTGCGATTGCGCAGGCAGGGCGCAGGATGTTGTGGCCCATTGCGTACTTGGCAACAATCAAGGTGCCTTGACGCTCGATCTGGTAGTCCATTTCGGTAGCCAGGTCGAACAGTTTCACAGTGGCGACAGCTTCTTCAGTCATGACCAGGCCCACAATCTTGCTGTAGTCAGCCTTGTACAGGTCTGGACGGACAACGGAGTTCGGGTCGCCTGCAGCCAGCGCGGCCGATTCATCGGTGCTTGGCAGGTGGTTGGACATGTGAATCGCCATGCCGGCAACCATTGGGATGGTAGCGGTGGCAATCGAACCAACGCCGCCAACGTCCTTGTTCATGTAGAACAATTTCGAAGTGTCGGTGGTGTTGAACAGGCTGTAATACTGCTCAGGGCGCAGAATTACGAACGGGGTGCCCGTAACGTCTTTCTTGTCGAACTCTTCACGGGCCTTGAACAGTGCCAGGACCAGCTTGTCGCCTTTCAGCTCATCGCCTGCAGCGCCCAGCACAATGTTGCTGGTGAAGGTTTCGCCAGTAACTGGGTTCAGGCCTGCAGTAACAGCCTTCACGGCAACGCGCAGGATGTTGCGGTCGGCAACATTCGACAGAGCGTTTGCGCACTCTTTGGTGTAGATCGAACGCACGTCGAAGTGGTTCATTGCTTCGTCAACCTTGTCGATGAAGACAGGGCTAATCAGCAATTCGTCAATCGATACGCGACGTTTCGAGTGGGCCAGGGCAGACGCTTCGATCTGTTGGCCAGGGGTGTGGTACTTGGCGCCAGTGGTGCCGACCATTGGGAACTCATACGAGCGGCCCGACTTGATGGTCTTCACGCGGTGCAAAGGCATCATCAAGTTCTTTTGTTCGAACTGGGTGATAACTTCGCCGGAGAACAGGTCCATGAACAGTTGGCGGGCATCGCCGGCTTTGTTCTGTTGGCCCGAACGGGATACGGTTTGGTCTAGTGGAAAAGCCATTGCTTAAATGTTCCTTGCGAACAAAAGCAGTCCGCCGGCAAAGGGGGAAGGGGCCGGGGAACGGACTGCAGGAGGGGAGGGGTGCGCGTAACGTCTCTTGATTGGTCTACGCGGGGTATTGCGGGGGTTTAGCCAGCCCGGCGAGTGCGGGCGACTTTTGCAGCTACTCGGGCGCGGAAAGCGTCGTCTACCTGGTAACGGGCATCGCGCATATCGGCCTTCATTTCTTCTTGAGAGGCATAGGTGTCGCCAGCCGAAGCCGTTTCGCCCATGAGTTCATCACCAGTGATGGAGCCGTAAGCGGCCTCATACTTGGCCTTGACGCCTTGTAGAGCGAGCAAATAGCCGTCGAAGTTGCCGGACGCTACCAAGTCATTGATATGGTCCACTTCTTTTTCGGGCAAAGCCTCGCCGGCCCATTGCAGGACGGCATCGAGGTTTTCAACACCACCGACTGATTCGGCGGCCTTGTAGCGGGTCAGCTCAGCTTGAGCGTGAAGGCCAGCAATGTGGACTTCTACGACATCACGGGGGATGCCAGCGGCTTCTAAGCCTTCCAGGGTTTCGTCAGACAGGGTGCCGGATTCGATGAACTCAGATGTCAGAGACTCGAAGTCGAGGCCAGCGGATTCGTCCTGGCGGGACTCCTCCTCTTCACCTTCAGTTTCTTCATGCTCATCGTCTGTAGCTTCGTCTTCTTCGTGTTCCTGTTCGGTTTCTTCTGCCTGGGGCTCTTTCAGGCGCTTGTAGCCGGCGGCCAGGTCTTCGACGGTGTCGAATTCCTCGGGTAGCCAGTCAGGACGCTCTGCATTGTCTTCACGGTCAGAGCGGAGTTGTTCCGCACGGTCCAACACGTTTTGCGTGTGCTCGGCGTCCTCTACGTCGGTGTCATTAACGATAACGGATTCGGTAGTCATTGGGTTTTACTTGCCTTTCAGCTTGGTGTTGTACTTCCGGCCTTCCCAGGTAAAGCCCTCTTTGCCGGCCTTTTTGGCTGCAGCAAATGCCGTTCGGAAAGAAGCGGCGTTGGACGAACCTTTGGAGTAAGTCGGGTACGCGCCCTTCTTGGCGGGGGCGTCGGATTTAGGGGAAGGTTTGGCGGACTCCGTCTTTGCCGGCGATTTCTCGGGGGTCTTAGCGGGGGCCGCGGATTCTGCTTTTGCGGTGGAAGCGGCGTTGCGACGGGGGCCTAGAGACGGCTTGTCTGCAGGGCCTGGTTTGTCAGAGCGACCTTTGGCGATAGCCTGGTCCACTGCATGGCCAGCTTCCATTGCCACTGATGCGCCCAGGGCGAGCGCACTAAGCGGACCTGCTTTGCCCCTGGCGGTGCGGAGACCACCACGGACTACTTCGCCGGCCTTGCCCGCTATACGGGATGCCTTGGAGAGAAAGCTTTCGCCTTCCACGGCCTTGGCCACCTTCGACGCTTTCAGGGCGTTGTCAGATTTCACCAGGGCGCCTTCCTTCGTCACCAGGTCTTTAACCTTGGAGGCGGCGGTGGATACCTTGTTTGCTCGATCTGCTTTCAGGGCGTTGTCAGATTTGACCAACGCACCTTCCTTGGAGACCAGGCCTTTAACCTTAGCCTCCGCCTTCCGCGTTTTAACTTCGCGGTCGGTCTTATCCGGCTCTTTGGCCATCGGTCATACCTTTAATAACGCTTGGAGCGGCTTTGCCGGCAATGTCCATCATGCCTTGCTGCTGTTGGGCTGCTTGGGCTTGCTGGGCTTCTTGGGCCTTCTGCTCGGGGGATTTGATGAGACCGGCGGTGTCGATGCCTAGGTTTGCCCCTACGCGGTCGATGTAGTCCCCAATGTTCATTTCGCGGGCCAATACTTCTGGACCGAACACCTGGAGGAACGACATAAACTGTTGGAGCTTCGTCAGCTCGGCGCCTCGGCCTAGGGCCTCAATGCCAGTCGTGATTTGTGGCTTCACCTTGTCGGATGGAAGCCGGGGAATCTTGCGGCGCTGCTCCAGGTCGGCCAGTAGGAGGCGAACCAGGGGGAGCTGGAGTTCAAGGGACAGGACGGAATAGAGACCGCCCAACGCGCCTTCAAGCTCTTGAGCCAGGGTGCGAATCTCTTCGGCAGTGACGCGTTCGCCATTGCGTTGAATAGAAGAGTTCATCAGGAATGCAGCGGCCAGAGACTGGGACAGTTCGCCCATGAGGTCTTTGGCAACGCGGAAGTCAGCGTATTTGTTTAGCTGCAGGACGGTAACGTCGGCGGCATCGCCATTGATGGCGGCCCCGTTCTTCGCTTCCTTGACTTCCTTAATTTTGGTGGAGCCGTTCGGCTTGACCAGGAGGAGGATTTTCGCGGCGGCGGCGGAGCCTTGAACAATCGCCTTTGTCAGCGTCTCCAGGGAACGGAGGTCGCCAAAGTATTCTTCTACCAGGCCACGGCCGTAGGATTCCCCATCGACGCGATTAAAGCGAAGTGGGAGCCACGGGCAGCGGTCCAGCGGGTAGACCTTCCGGGAGGACGGGATAGTTCGTCCTTTGATTTCCTGGTACGACTCCCAGCGGCCGTTGGTACGGCGCATATGGGTGTACAGGTCAATCGTCTTTTGGTTGGAAGGTTCGTCGTCTTGATTTGGTCGGTGCTGGTTCGAATCCTCGATCTGCTCCAGGAGCTTTTTCGGGAGAGTCGATGGCGCGACCTGTTCATGCGTAAGCATTTCGAGGACGTTGCCTGTTGGGTCGCGTTTCACGACATAACGATCCAGGCGGAGGACTCGGGTTCCACCACCACCTTTGTAGATCAACAGGCTATTGCCGGCTGCTAACAGGTGACGGAGGCCTTCATAGAGGGGGACGCGTAAAGCCTGATTCTCGATTTCGTCGATGGCTGTACGTTCAATGAGGGCGAGTGCTGCTTCGACTTTGCCACGTTGGGTTTCATTGCCCAGTTGGCGTAAGTCAAAATCCGACAGCTTCAAACGAAAGAATGGAGCATTGGAGGGAAGTTGCGTCATAAGTAAGCGTGACGCCAGGCTATTAAGGCCTTTTGCTCCAATGCTCTGATAAGGCGTCGGGAAGCTGGTGCTTCCAGTTGCTGCTTCGTCGGGGAACAGTGACGGGATTGTGAGTTCGGCGCATTGCCGTGCTCGATCCAGGTACGGTTGACGTTCAGCTTTCAAGGCCTCGTACCGTCTCCGTGCTTGGGAGGCGGGGAGGATCAATTGGTTAGCCTTTAGGGATGCTCAGGCCAGCGCCGGCAGAGCCGCCACCGATACCTGCTTGCCGCTGTACGCGGAGGGACGAACGACCAGCTTTCTGCTTAGCAGTCTTGCTTGCGGCCGAATCAGGGTTTTTGTCCATGGCCACGTCCAACTCTGCTACTGCAGTGGGGGCCGGAGGTGGCGGCGGAACGGGGGCAGCTACTGCTACAGGAGTCTGCTTTGGTTTGGAACCACTACACATGGTTTGGTTTTCCTAAAACCTGGATGGAGCGTGCGTCCATCTGTTCCCCTTGATACTTCAGCTCGGCAAACAGTCGTTCCACTACAGCGCGTTGTGCGCAGCTTTCACGGATGAACTGTTCGGAGTCAGTTGGTGCAAAGTTCTTCAAGGGATACAACGAATTCAGCTCCTCCAGGAGGTCTTGGTGTCTTCGGAGGTCTGTTTGCATGGTACAAACTCGGGTTATACAAGGATTGGCACTAATTCAAATCAGGCGTGCAACAACGGCCGCAACAATGCCGATATCGGCCGCCACGCAAAAGGCGAGCATGGTGTAAATGCGCTCCTTCCACTTGTCGTCTGATAGGTCCATGCGGCGGGCCGGACAGTTCTTACTAACGCGGGTCATTGGCTTTCTCCAGGGCGTCGAGGCAGTGAATTGCTAGGACGCTGTAGTGGGCAACCTTCAGGAGGTCTTTACGGTTCATGCCGTCTTTCTCCCCGAAGCGGTCGCTGTACTTGAGTACATTGCCCAGGGCGAAGTTGAGGCCGCGTTGTGGTCGTTTGGCGATGAGGGCGAATGCCTGGACGCCGTCTTTGGCGTAGTGCTCGCCATAGGTCTTGCGGATGTAGGCCTGGAGTTCTCCCAGGATTGCCATTTCGCCAAACTCACCTTCGAACGGTTTCACGTCACCTGGTGGGCTCGCT